CATCAAAAGAGCCAGCGTCATTGTGATAGCCGATATTTTGAAAATTGAATACATTTGAAGTTCCATAACTGGAATCTGCAAATAAGGTGGTGACTTGCGATTTGAAAGGGTTGCAAATTTGAGCATTGATTCCAGTATAATTTGCAGTAGTGCTTCCTGAGCCACCAACAAAAAACTCATCTGTTCCCAAAGAGTTGTTGGAATTTGAACCAAGTGTTGCTCCAAAAGCATAAATAGTAGTGGCTGCATAATCGGCGCTATCATCTGTTCCACTTGCTCTTAACCTAATAGTGAAGTCAGGAGCGCCGCTAGAAGCAGTAAAGGCTATTTTAACTTCATAAAAATCATAGGTGGCACTAAAGCAATTATTAAGTGAGTGTGAAGTTACGGCTGAAAATGACGATTTAGTAACTAGAGTTAGACCGCTACCACCAGCAGGCGCAGCCCACTTCAACCCTGTGCTTTCCGCAGAGTCAACCGAAAGAAGGTAGCCTGCAGTAGATGCTACTGCTAGTCTACCTGCAGCATCGGCACCAGTGCCAACAATCAAATCACCTTTGGCATCTACCACCTTAGGTTTAGTATTTTGGGCATTGTCGCCCAAGTCTCTTGCTTTAGTCATTAGTATGCTCCCATTATAGACATTATTTCAACAGAAGTTAAATCTGGTTCTGGTACTGCAGCCCAGACTAATCCTGTTGCGGTGCTTGAGTCAGCCTTGAGATAATATCCGTTAGTGCCAACTGTTAATTTGCCAGGGGTATCTGCCGAAGTTGCCACCAATAAATCACCTTTAGCATCAAAGAGTGAGTTAGGTATTGCGGTAGCAACATCAAATGCTGTGAAGGTAATAATCTCCAGCACATCGCTGGCTGCTAGAGCAGGGCTTAAAGATGAAATGCTTGTGCCGTTAGTTGCTACATAGTCCTGAGCACGAACTAGCAATACACCATTTAGGTATACCTGCTCCTTGCCTACTAGGTAGGAAAGAGTATTGCCATTGTCGTCTACACCTGACTCAGATGTTTCTCCGCCTGCTGCGGTAAACCTAAAGCGGAAGATTGATGCTGTAGATGAGATACCACCCCAAGCAGTACCGCTCCAGACATACATCTGGTTATCAACTGTGTTCCAGTAAAGAGCACCAGTAATAAGTGCATTGCCATCATTGTCTAAAGTAGGTGGAGTTGACTTAGCACCAAGGTATCTATCATCAAAGGAATCATAAGAAGCAGCAGCGCTGGTTGCTGATGTTGCTGCAGATGCAGCGCTAGTTGCTGCATCAGAAGCAGAAGCAGCAGCAGCAGAAGTTGAGGCTGCAGCAGATGCTGCAGAAGTGGCTGCTGCAGTTGCAGATGCTGCTGCGCTTGTGGCGCTGGTAGCAGCAGCCGTGGCTGAAGCAGCAGCAGAGGTTGCTGAAGTAGCAGCAGCCGTAGCACTAGTTGCAGATGAAATTGCAGATGTTTCTGAACTGCCTGCAGATGTCGCAGCGCTCGTTGCACTTGTAGCAGCAGCAGTTGCACTCGCAGCAGCCGAGGTAGCCGAGGTAGCAGCAGCCGTAGCGCTTGCAGCAGCGCTAGTTGCGCTAGTCGCTGCAGCGCTTGCTGAAGAAGCAGATGCTGTTGCTGAGTTGGCTGCACTGGTAGCGCTTGTGGCTGCAGCAGTGGCGCTTGCAGCAGCGCTTGTAGCGCTGGTAGTAGCAGCAGTAGCAGAATTAGATGCGTTAGTTGCGCTTGTTGCAGCAGAGGTTGCACTGGTTGCTGCTGCGCTGGCGCTATTAGCAGATGCTGTAGCGCTGTTTGCTGCAGATGTGGCACTTGTAGCAGCAGCAGTTGCACTGGCTGCAGCAGATGCTGCAGAGATTGCAGCCTGTGTTGCATCTTCAAAAATAGTATCTACATAAATCTTTGGAACAGCAGATGAGTTAACCATACCAACACTGGATAGACCAGTAATGACTGGTGAGCCAGAGATAGTTGGGCTTACAAAAGTAGCAGCAGATGCTGTAAAAGAACCAGTTAGCGTGCTTGATACAATTGTAGATGAGGTCACTGTTGAACTTGTTACTGTGGCTGAAGTAAATGTACCGCCAGTAAATGTTGCGCTAGTTGCAGTAAATGCACCAGTTACAGTACCGCTTGAATAAACTTTATTAGTAAGGGTCTGAGCCTTAGTTGTACCAACGATAACACCATCACCAGTAGCAATACCATGGACATGTGTTTGGTTAGCAGCAGTAAGGATTGTTTCATCAATATCATAGCCACGAGCAGCAATGTGTGCCTGTTCCTCGCGGAAGTCACGACCAGATACACCATGTCGTACCACTGCACCAGCAGAGTGGGCAACAGCCTGCGTATTGTCAGCACCACGAGTTACAGTAAGGGTTGTGCTACTGCCAGAGGTAACAGTGACAACTTCTTCTTTAGAAGTATCAGGGTCAACGATAAGTGTGTATGGAAACGATGATGGAAAACCGCTAACCGATGCAACAATAAAGGATGTGTTTGATTGTCCCTGAGATTGTGCGGGGATGGATGATTGGAGCGAAGTTTCTACTGCGGTTGATGAGTAGTACCGCGCTGGGGAGCCTGGGTCGCCTGCTGCCATTTTCTACCTTATCTCTGATAGTGCGAACGGATTGGATACTGACGGCGTTGGTTATTCGCCACTTCGTTTAAACGCTGCTGATAAATGTTAAACAAGAATCTGGCTGCGTTCTGCCCTGAACCATTTGGGCGTACGCCATCTAATATGTCTGCTGCTGCAGACTGAGCCCCAAGGCGTGAAGGGTCCAGAAAAGAAATCATGCGGAAGGCTGCGCCATAAATAACAACATCTTCCGAATAAGAAGGAAAGCCTGTAACTGTTGAATACTCTTGTTCATTGCTAGTAAGCAGCGTTGGGCGCTTGCTGTAGGTAACATGCACAGTTTGTCCAGGAACAATCTCTGAATAAATAGATAGACTCTTTGTAGTAGCAAAAGCATCTGAGTCTGCAGTTCTATCTAACTGCCATGCACGAGCAGGGAACCACTCCTTGGAAGGACCAATAATGGAGTAGGTTACAGATAAAACATTTTCTACGGTAGCAGGGATTCCATAGGAATACCGTGCTGCTACATAATCAAAATCATAGGAGCCAATAGCAAATACACTTGGGTACATAGCATCAATAGCATTATTAATAGCGTTCTTAATTTCTTGCCTTGGAAATAATGGAGCCATGGTTACTTTAGAATTAGCATCATGGGCAGCAGCAGTTGTGCCACGCTGCGCTCTACCCCAAGGGGCTACAGTAAGAACATTTGATACATTGTCTGTAGAGTTAACGAATACAATTTCATCGTCAATCTGTACATAACCACGACCAATTACGCTGGCATCATAAACAGTCAGCGATGTGGTTGTGCTGGTAGCGCTAGTAGTAAGCCATGAGGCAGGCTCTGTGTTCTCTGTATAGCCATGCAGTACAGCCTCAACGCGGTCTGCTAGTTGAGCAAATGTACTCATAGGTCAATACTCCTCAAAGCAACTACGGCTGATAGCCCAGAGGTGCCAGCAAGTTCATTGCAGATAGCGTTTAAACCTTTATAGTCATTAGGCTGGCGGGAGGAACTAGCCTTGTAATTAAGGGCAGCAATAAGTCCTAGACCAGATGTGCCAGCATAGGCATTAGCAGCGCCCTGTGATGCCTTATAGACCGTATAAACGGGATATGTACCACCGTTGGCTAGGCGGTTAAGTTCTCCCGTAAAAGTGCTTCCTGCTGCTCCTGTTGCCATTACTTACCCTTCTTCTTTTTCATCCGTGCCACAGCAGCATTGTCCACAAGGTTCGGATACTTCCGACCCGCAGCCTTTGCTCTTGCTTTGGCAGCAGCCTTCTGTGAGGAGGTTAATTTCGTTGATGTTTTCTTTGGATTCTTCTTGTCCCAAAATGCTTTACCCTTCACCATTTCACCTTATCTGCCCAATAAGCAGCGCTCATTTTGCCTTTGGCAATGTTCTTAGCATGGCGTGCTTTAAATGATTTTTGTCTAGGCGTAGACTTTTTATCGCCACTAACGCCTTGCTGACCAAAACGAATAGTCTT